ATCGCAAGCTGTTCCTGACGGCTACCAGTGCCCAGACCTACGTTAATTGATACGTCATACTCATTTGACCATTCACGCGGGTCAAAAGGCACATATTGGCCTCTCAGACGCACTACCTTGGGCTTGTCCTGATACTTGCACAGTAGGTGCAGGATTCCCTTCATAAGGCTCTTAACGCCTGTCTCAGCGAAGATACGGGCCATCAGTTCAATCTTGCCTGCTGAGGCAGTCATCATTGCCGATACAGCAGCAGCAGTGACGTTATTCAGAATGTCAGGATTCAGACCCTGTTGAGCATCAGACACGCCTGTACGTTTGGCTTGCACGTTATCCAGATATTCCAGCATCGGAAAAGCCTGTGCAGCAACATTCTGGACAACAAGTTGATTAACGGCTTGCGGATTCTTAACGCGAATCACGCCACCCGGAGTGCTAGTAAGTAGGTCATCAAGATTAGCCTGACCATCCACAACAGTTACGCGAGCATTATTCGTCAGATAAAGGTTATCCAGCATCTGACGGGTAATCGTGGTCTTAATCAGTTGCAAGTCGATAGTGCGGTCAGCAAGTGATTGCCCATAGAACTTGTGCGGAATAGGAATCGGGCAGATTGAATGGAACGGGACATAATCACATTCCTCATCTTCCAGAATCTCATTGCCTGCATAAACGATACGGCGAAGTTCAGCAATGCCGTCATCGTCTTCGTCAATACGCAGATAGCATTCGTACACTTCGACTTCTTGCATCGAGTAGTCAAGCGACTGCGTATCGTCAGGCTGTTCTGAGCGGTCATAGCGAGCCAGACGCTCTTGGGAATACTGGAGCCTATCCCCGCTAGGCAAAGCGTCCACAATGTCCTGAGGGAAGCCCATAGCCACCAATTCGCTACGGGTAATCATGCGACGGTGAGCGCAGAACGGAGTGTCTTGCACAGTCCGCCCATTCTTCGACATTAGGAATTCTTCGGGCGGAACATTCTCGATAACAATCTTGCCTTCACCGACCTTCTTCTGCACCTTTACCGAATGCTTACGGTAAATCATGCCCATCGGGTCGATTACTTCTTCGGTGTCTTGTTCGACAATCTCTACAGAGTCATCTGAGAGCAGAAGCACCAATTCATCGTCGGTAAGGTCTTTATACTTCTCTTTGATTACATCAGTTTCGTCATTCCAATATGCCTTGACGATACCCGTCTTTTGCAGAAGAGCATCCTTAAACCAGTTATGCAGAATCAGGAATCCGTCATTCTGGCGATAGAAAACCCAATTGGCGTATTCGGTGGCTTGCTTGGCGAATTGTTCGTCACCCGGCGACTTAGGCTCAAAAGCCACTACGTCATCCGTAGACGTGAATACGCGGATTAGCTGAGGCAGAGCGCCATCTACGGCTTCTGCTACTTCACCAGTGACGATTTGAGACCGGCCTTCAATCTCATTACCTAGCGGATTACGCAGATAATAATTTAGTGCCTTAGTGCGCTCATCAGTGGTATCAGATTCTAGATACCCAATTGCATCGTCAATCTCAGATTCGAGAATAGCCTTAACCTGAATATCAGTAATCATACAATCCACCTAGTATTTACATTCAATGGGCGATTCCAGTCGGAACCATCCTCTCTTAATCCAATAGCAAGATACCTGAAAGCGTCAGCAGCGTGACTAGACCAATCGTGTAGCGGCCTATCATAAAAGACTGCTCTCTTTTCGTCATATTCGCGTCGATAGTTTCTTAATGCATCCAAGCCAGTTTTAGTCTTGTCAATATCGAACCAGCAGCGCGGCAGTAATTGCCTTACAGCTTGTATCCCATCGGCTACAGATAATCTCGGAGCAACGGTTATCTCTAGACCGGCCTCTTCCAGTACTTCCTTGCGCGATTTACCAGTGCCTAGTTCACGCACCTCTACGTCATGCGGGAGTATCTGGGTGGCATGGTGATAACCGTTTTCCTGTAGCCACTCAAAGTAGTGGTCTAGACCGACTCCGTGATTCTCGTGGTAGTCGATTAGCCTGACCTCTTTAGAGGCGATTTGAGCGACCCAAATAGACGTACTGTCACTCATCCCTAAGTCCCATGCGCAGAACGTCTTAGCGAGGCTCTCATGAGGTATACGGGCTATTCTCTGCTCGTTCTCTAGGTCGTTAATCAGTGACCCGTAATAGGAACCCTCTACTGCTGCGTGGAATGAGCATTCAAACTCTTGGGCGTACTTGTCAGCGCCCATTTCCTTTTTGGCTGATTCCAGTTCCTGATAATCGAGGATTCCAGTCTCACTAGCCTTGAACTCTAGCAATCCCCAATCGTCTGAGGATGCTGCTCTATCACGGAAGTCTGCAAAGTGATTGCGTCCCTTAGGCGTACCTAGAAAGACTGCGAATCCCTTACGGTCAGCTAGTGCAGGCCGGATAATCTCATTCCATATCTTCGGGTCTTGGTCGGCAATCTCGTCAATCACTACTCCGTCGAAATACTGGCCACGCAGACTGTCGGGATTATCTGACCCGTATAACTGGATACGCCTACCGTAGAACTCGGACTTGAGTTCAGATACGTTTAGTTTGGCATTTAGAGGGCGTGTAAAGCGCTCCAGATAGTCCCAAGCGATTCGCTTAGCCTGACCATAGGTAGGGGCGATATAAGCGTATCTCGGGGCTGCCCGTTCTTAAGGGCAGAGTGGATTAGCTGATTAATCGCTGCGACTGTCTTACCCATCCGGCGATGGGCTACTACCACTGTGAACCGATTAGCAGCTACTGCTCTATGGATCGCTCGCTGCGGCTCTCTAGGCCTATAGCCCGTATCAATAACCTTGTCACTCATCAACGCCAGTCACTACCTTGATAGAGAGAGGACCGCCACCGTCACCAGTAACCTCTGTACGAGCAAGCTTAGGGATATGGTACTCAGACAGTTTCGCCATGATTTCCAGTGCTCTATCAGGCTGTGCCTTCACCTTGAGCGACTCATCACCATAAGCGACCATCTGTAGCCATGAGTCCATGTTCTCGCCATTACGCTCTAGCAAGTTAGCGATAGCCTCACGGACTGCGCTTGTTGACTTGTTCGGAGTTCCCTTCGGGCGACCCTTGCCTGCATTTGTCAGGTTTCCTGACGGGTCATATTTTCCATTCTCTTGTTTAGACATCTTGACACCTATAACTTGATAGTGTTAATCTATAATTTGATAGGAGGAATGTATGCACACACTAGACCAAATTAAAGAGTATCTCTCTTATGAATCTGATACTGGAACATTCTACTGGGTGAAAGATATACCTAAGAGAGGAATAAGGCCATCTATTAACTCTGGCTCTATTGCAGGCTATCTGCGACCAGATGGTTATGTGATGCTTGCGCTACTCAATAAGAATTACTTGGCGCATCGTGTAGCCATACTATTTATGACTGGCGAGTGGCCTAATGGTTTGGTTGACCATATCAATGGCAACCCATCAGATAACAGGGCCGAGAACTTGCGCGTCGTCACTCACAAAGAGAACATCAGGAATCAGCGCAGAGCAAGAGGCGTTTATCCAAACGGTAAGCGGTTCAAGTCGGGCTTGAGTGTTGACGGAAAGTATGTTCACCTTGGAACCTTCGACACTCAGGAACAGGCGCATCAGGCTTACCTGGAGGCCAAGCGGGAGTTACACGGCGTTCCTCAGGTATAAGCATTTCCTTATGGTCGGCATCAATAACTCTGATAGCACTAGACCAAAATTTGTGTTCTCATACTTATACGGATAGCGATTCGACTATCTACTACACGGAGATACTAAAAATGACTACTTATAACGGTTGGACTAACTATGCAACGTGGCGTGTCAACCTTGAAGTGTTTGATGGGCTATCACTTGCAGACTTCACTAGTACCGATGCCGCTAATGTTGACGCTTACGCTCTCGGTGAGGAGTTGTCAGGATACGCTGAGGACTTGATATTCATCGACACGCCGGAAGGCCGCGCGCGTGACTTTGCTCTCGCATTCCTGTCTGATGTTAACTGGCACGAGATTGCAGAGCATCTTATCGAGGCAGTCGAAGCATAAGCAACCAATTAACGGAGGCCACAAAATGACTGTCGAACAATTGATTCAACATCTTTATTCATGCCCACCGGATGCTGATGTTTATTTCTATATCGATGCAACACGTTACGAAGCATACGATAAGAATCCGCTAGACGATTCCTTTGTGGTGACTCATAGGTTTGTCGATATCAACCTAGTGCCATAAGCAAACACTTATAGGCCGCATAAGTAAATACGATAACGCGGCCTAGTTTTTTATGTTCCAATAACTCTACGCACTACAGCGTATACGGAGCCAAAAATGAGACTGATTGAAAAGATGATGGTTGCAGCAGTCAATGACCGCCACACTCTTATCAATGGCAACACGGCTGTTTACTTTAGCAACGGCACTATCTACGGGCCGCGTAGCGAAGTTTCCCTGCATGGAAACAACATCGCCTATGTCTATCACGATACCGGCAAGGTTGCAGTCAATACCTACACGCTCAGCAAGTGGCCTACTGCTACCACAAAGAGCAGACTCCGCGCCCTTGGCGTCAAAGTTACTACTAAGCAAGGCATTATCTATATAAACGGCAAGACACTAACCGAAGCAATCTCGGAGGGCGCAGCATGAATACCGAATACATCGATTCACTAGACGAAGCCGCATATATCAGCAGACTAGAGCAGCAGAACCAATACCTTGAAATGAAGAACGATGATATGCGGAATACGCTTTGTAGAATTCTTATATGGTGGCAAAGGAACGATAAGAACTATGCCGACAGCATTTTTGCAAATGAAATTCGTGAGGCAATTAAATGAAATACGATATAACTACCAAATGGTACAGAACATGGAGTGAGCGTCACCCAGTCCTAAATGAATGGTTAGGGTTCCTGATGCTCTGCCTTATGATATTCCTGATAGCCCTTCTGATTTTTTACTGATACATCTAGCCC